ACGTCGATCGGCTCTGGCGTCGCCGGCAGCTTCGCCATCTCGGCCGCGATCGTCTCGACGATCAGCGGCCGGACGTCATCGACCGTCACGCTCCGGCCCGGCTCGGGCGCGGGCAGCGCGGCCACCGCCTTGCCGACCGCCACCGCGACCAGCGGCGCGACATCGTCGACCGTGACGCTCCGGCCCGCCGGGGCCGGCGGCAGCTTGGCGACAACTTCGTCGACATAGCGGCGCAGCACGGGCTGGAGCGCGTCGACAATGGCGTCGGCATCCGCGTCGTCGCCGTCCTTCCCGACGATTCGCCCGGCATCCAGCGCCCGGCCGTCCGTCAGCGTCACGACCAGGTGGCCGTCCGTGCCGGTGTGGACGTTCGCGATGCCGGCGACCTCATCTGGCACGATAACGATCCGGCCGAGATCGCTTTCCGCGCCGTCGCTGTAGCTCAGGATCAGCCGCCCGTCCGCGATGCGCGCGGCCGTGACGGAGCGACCGTCCCTGCCGTGGGTCGCTGCGGGCCGCGCCTCGAGCGCGACCACGCGATTCAGCAGCGCGCGGATGCTCGCCAGCACGTCAGCGCGCCAGGTGTTGCCCGGCGGCTTGCCGCCCGCGCGCGCGACGATCATACGGTCGCGCTCAGGCTTCGACACGGGCGGCCTCCGCTTCGGCGCGCAGCTGGGCGGCGGCGCGGCGATCTTCCTCGGTCTCGTCGTCTTCCACCGGGGCGGGCAATGCCGGCGCGGGTCGCGCCGCCCGCGCATTGCCGATCTGCTCCAGCGTCGTGTACTGGCCCTGCATTACGTGCTTGTCGCCATCCGCGCCGATGGTGTTCTCGTCTTCGAGCTCGAGGATGCGGTTCACCGAATAGGCGCCGATGTTCCGCATGTTCCTGTAATACTCGCCGCGCGTCTTCACGTCGGCGCGCATCAGGGCCCGCATGTTCATTTTGGTGTACAGCCCCTGCCGGTTCTGTCCGAACAGTTTGGAATCCGCCTCATCCTCGAAGCGCTTCACCCAGGGTGACACGCTGTCGACCACGACCTCGATTGCCTGGTGTTCGATGTTCGAGAACGTCGCCCGGCTGAGGTCCATGATCTTGTGCGGCGGTACGCCGAACCAGCGCGCGATTTCCGCGACAAGATGTTGGTTGGTTTCGAGGAACTGAGCCTTTTCCGGCTCGACGCCGATCGTCTTGAATTCCATGTCGTCGTCGAGGAAGGCAACCTTGTTGGCGTTGCGGACACCGCGATAGAGCTGGTCGAACTCGGTCTTCAGGCGCTTCAAGCCTTCGGGGTTGAAGCCCTTTTTCTTGGTCACGACGCCGCCGAGATTGAGGCCGTTGCCGAAGAAGCTGGCGCCGAAGAGTTGCGCGGCGCGCGCCCAGCCGATCGACTCGGCCGCATAGTGCATGACGTTGACGCCGACCGGGCCTTCGCCGAAGCCGCGGATATGGAAGATGCGCCGCGCGGAGAAGACGACCTTGCCGCCGGCTCCGTTATCAACCTCGTAGAAAAGCGCGCCGGCCGCGATCTCGTCGCCGAAATCGTCTACCATCGCCTCCTGCGCCCGGCAGCATTGGGTCCGCTCGGGATGGAGCGGCCATAGAGCGATCGGCCGACCGACGACGTCCATCTCGATCTCGGCGTAGCCGTTGCCCCAGCGGAGCGCCCAATGCGTCAGGGTCTCTCGGAACTGGAAGCTCGACCACTCCGGGCTCGACCGCTTGTAGAGCAACCAGTCGACGGGATGCCTCGACTGGATCTCGGCGCCGTGATCCCCGTCGCGCATGACGTGCCAGGGCAGCACCGCGACAGTCTGCGACAGGTAGCGCAGGCAGGCCCACACGGCCGGCACGGTCACCGCGGTATCGGGCGTCACCAGGACGCCGGCGAGCGTGCGCAGGCGCGCGGGGATGCGCTGCTCGTCGGGATAGCGCGGCTCGCGGCCGAGGCGGCGCGCGACGAAGCGCGCGGCTCGCGTCAGGATACCGACCATCGGCCCTCCGGAGTTAGGCGGCGCGGCCCGTGCGCAGATATGCGGCGTAGGTGCCGTCGATGCCGGCGCGCAGCGGGATGTCGGGGCGCCAGCCCATGCCGGTCAGCCTCGAGACGTCGAGCAGCTTGCGCGGCGTGCCGTCCGGCATCGTTTCGTCAAAGCGCAGGCGACCATGGAAGCCGATGACGTCGCAGACCATGCGCGCCAGATCGGCGATCGAGATATCGCGTCCGACGCCGACATTGACCGGCTCGGCGCCGGAATAGTGCCGCATCAGGAACACCAGCGCGTCCGCGGCATCGCTGACGTGCAAGAACTCGCGCATCGGCCGGCCCGTGCCCCAGACGACCATCTCGTCGGCGCCCGAGACCTTCGCCTCATGGGCCTTGCGGATCAGCGCCGCCAGGACGTGACTGGTCGCCGGATCATAGTGGTCGCCCGGGCCGTAGAGGTTGGTCGGCATGGCGACGATGTAGTCGCGGCCGTGCTGCGCCCGGTAGGCTCGGCACAGCTCGGCGCCGGCGATCTTCGCAACCGCATAGGCCCGGTTCGTCTCCTCGAGCGGTCCCGTGAGCAGCGCACCCTCCGTGATCGGCTGAGGCGCGAATTTTGGGTAGGCGCAGGACGAGCCGAGGAACAGCAGCTTCTCGACGCCGCTGGCCGCCGCCGCCTCGATCACGTTGGCCGCGATCATCAGGTTGTCGTAAAGAAAGTCGACCGGCCGGGCGGCGCTCGCGGCAATGCCGCCGACCTTGGCGGCGGCGACGAAGACGGCATGCGGGCGAGCTGCCCCCATCCACCGCTCGACGTTCATCTGCCGGCAGAGGTCGACGTCGTCGCGATCCGCCGTCAGAACCTCGCAATCCTCTTGCCTCAGCCGCTCGACCAGCGCCGCGCCGACCATGCCGCCGTGACCGGCGACCCAGACGCGCTTGCCGGCCAGGTTGTAGGGCGGGTTGGTCATGCCGCCTTGCGGCCGTCCAGCGCCCCGATCTCGGCCCGCACCATCTCGCGGATCAGAGCGTCGAATTTGATCCTCGGCTCCCAGCCGAGCGCGCGCCGCGCCTTGCCGGCGTCGCCGCACAGATGGTCTACTTCGAGCGGGCGGACGTAGCGAGCGTCGCTCCTCGCGACCATTTCGGCCGTGGCGCCAGAGATCGTCCGAGGCATGGGCGCGAAAGCGCAGCGCCACCCATCATCCCGGCCGTCAACATATTCGAGGATGTCGGTGCCATGGCCCCAGATCAGTTCACAGCCGATCTCGAGAAATGCGACGTCTAGAAGATCGGCAACGCTATGGCTCTCGCCCGTCGCCAGCACATAGTCGTCGGGCTGGTCCCGCTGAAGCATCCGCCACATGCCATCGACATAGTCGGCCGCGTGGCCCCAGTCGCGCCGGGCGTCGAGATTGCCGAGCCGGAGCGGCGTGCGCTCGCCCCGCGCCCAGCGGGCCGCCTGGGCGCAGACCTTCTTGGTGACGAACGTCTCGCCGCGGGTCGGCCCTTCGTGGTTGAACAGGATGCCGTTGCTGACGTGCATCCCGTAGGCCTCCCGGTACATCACGGCCGTCCAGTGCGCGGCCAGCTTGGCAATGCCGTAGGGGCTGCGCGGCCGGAACGGCGTCGCCTCGCTCTGCGGCGGCGGGCTGGCGCCGAACATCTCGGACGTGCCGGCCTGATAGATGCGCGCCGGCAGCCCCATCTGCCGGATCGTCTCGAGCAGCCGCAGCGTCCCGCCCGCGATGGTGTCGTGCGTATACTCCGGCGTCTCGAAGCTCACGGCGACATGGCTTTGCGCCGCGAGATTGTAGACCTCGGTCGGCCGGACCTTCTCGAGCACGCGCAGCAGGCTAAGCCCGTCCGTCATGTCGCCGTAGTGCAGGACCAGCCGGCCCTCGACCTCCGGCATCTCGCGCCGCACGGCGTCCAGCCGGCCCGTGTTGAACGTGCTGGCGCGGCGCAGCAGGCCGTGGACCTCGTAGCCCTTGCCGAGCAGCAGGCGCGCCAGATGGGCGCCGTCCATGCCGGTGGCGCCGGAGATGAAGGCGACTTTGTTCGTCATGCGTCGGCCATGTCGTCGTCGGGTTGAAGCGCCCGCCAAGCCTCCCAGCGCTCGCGCATCTCGGCGAACCGCGGATGGCGGCTGTCCCGCAGGATCTCGTAGTCGATCGACGCCGCTTCGCTGGCCTGAGGCGCCGGACCGCGCCCGAACGCCGCCTCATAGCGGGCCGGATCGTCGTAGATCGATTGCCCCTGCGCCTCGGGATTGGTCGTCATCCAATAGGCGGCGTCGAACAGCGCCATCGCTGGGTCGATCTTGGCGTCGCCGGCGTTCTGCTTCGTGGCCCGTATCGCCGTCGCCATCGGCTCGATCTTGACGTTGCCGATCGACCAGGAGACCAGACCTTGGCCACAGTGATGCAGCGTGCCGTTCGCCAGCTTGCGCTCACACGTCTTGATCGCGTTCATCAGCGCATAGCCCTGCGGCACGCCGATTAGCAGTTTGTTGTCCTCCGTCACGCCGATCTCGGCCAAGGCGTCGACCATCTCGCCCAGCCCGGCCGGGTCGACCGCGACCGCAGCCAGCAGACCCAGATCTTGGATGCGCTCGATCAGCGCGACGATCTCGGAGATATCTTCCAGCTTGTCGCCGACAATCGTCAGGTCGCCGGCCGCGGCAAAATCGTGCAATTGCGGCGCGATGCTCTGCCGGAGCTTCAGCACGCCTTCATGGCACCAGGCATGACCCCAGTGAAGCCAGCGCTTGGTCTCGCGCTCGCGCCCCAGGACAGCGAGGCCGAATAGATCATCGAGGCCGCCGCCGTCGAGGCCGACAACCACGGATTCGCAGCGGTCAAGCAGCCCATCCAGCGTCAGGTCGGGAAGTGCGCGACGCTCCCAATAGACCACGCCCGGCCAGCCATCGGTCCGATAGCCGATGCCGACCTCGACATCGAAATGCTGCGAGGCGATTAGGGCAACTTGCTGCGGCCCGACCCGCTCGGCCTTGACGATCTCCTGCGCCAGGAAATCCTCACCCAGGCTGCGGCCTAGATTCGGGTTCAGCAGCGGCCAGTATTTCCGATCCTTCCAGGCGCCATCCTTGGCCAAGCGCTCCGGTAGCTCATAGAGAACCGGCAGGAGCGGCAGATCCAGCTTGCCGTCGCGAACGTCGCGCGCGTTATAGAGCTCGGTCTTGAAGACGCCCGATGGCGGCCGTTTCGATTGCGTCGTGATCTGGATCAGAAAACCGTCTGGCCGCTTCGACAGGCTGCCCCGCAGCTCGACGAAGATATCGGCGCCGCGGGCCTTCTCGGCGAACAGGTGCGTCTCGTCGACGAGCGTTCCGACCGCCTTGGCGCCGGTGATGACGTCCGTGCCGGCGGCCTTGATCCGAAGCGTCGACTTGTTCAGCCGATGCGTGATGAGCTTCAGGTGTTCCGTCGGATGGAAGGTCTTCTTCAGCGCATCGTCGAGATAGATCGCGCCGGACGCCTGGTTGAACGCCGTCTCGGCGATCTTTTGCGTCGGCGCGATCAGCAGAAACTCGCCGCGCGGCCGTCGGTTCAGAATGAGGGCCGTCAACATGATCATCGCCGCATAGCTACTCTTGCCGTTGCCCTTGGGCATCAGCAGGAAAAGCTCGCGGATCAGCCGAGTATGCTGGCGCGGGTCATAGGAGCCGAACAGCGCGGCGACGATCGGGAAGAACCATTCGCCAGCCGCTTCGGCCATCGTCGGATTGCCGATGACGTCCGGCAGCCGCAGCCGGCCGAAGACCCGGAGCGCCCGCTCGGCCTCGGATTTGAACGGCTCCTCTCTCAGCAGTGGGAAATCGGGCACAAGCGGTCGGCCGGCCAGGAGCCTTTCCTCCCAATCCGGGCACGCAGTCGACCACATTGGCCTAGTTCAACTTCGTGCCTGGCGTCAGATCATCGCCCCAGTCGGAGCCGACAGCGGCGGTCCGCGCCGCAAGATCGGCCGCATCTTTCTTGCCGAGCTTCGCCGGCTTCGGCGGCCGCGCCGGCTGGTCGAACTCCGCAGCCGCGCCCGCCGCCCGCGTCATTTCCTCGAGCCGCTTGATCAGCGATGCATTGCCCTTGCTGGCGCCGGTGAACAGCATGTCGACCACTTGGCGCCGCCGCTTCGCATACCCGGTCGCCAGCTCGTCGGCGAAATGCTTCCGCAGCGTCGCCTCGTCGATTCCGATCGCCCGAGCGATCGTCTCCTGGCTATCGCCACAGGCGACCATCCGCTCAACCGTCGCCCGCGAGGTCCGCGTCGGCTTGAAAGACGGCCGGCCGCGGCGGCGCTTGCTCTTACGTGCCGACATGCGATTTTCTCAGGTGGTTTGCAGTCTCAGTCGAAATTCCGACACAACCGAAAAAAATCTCCCGATGAC